ATGGGGATTGTTTTTTCTGGCATGTTTGCCGCAGGTCTGATCTTGTATATTGCAGTCAAACCAGACGTACATCTTGACCATATTCTTTTCGGCGACATGCTCGGGATAACCATCGGCGATATAATCCAGACGATGATTATTGCCGGGCTGGTTACACTTGTTATTAGCGTAAAATGGCGGGATTTTTTGCTGTTCAGCTTTGATTATCAACAGGCGCAGGTAAGCGGTTTGCATACGAGATGGCTGCATTATGGGCTGCTGTGCATGGTCTCTCTGACCATTGTGGCGACGCTGAAAGCAGTAGGTATCATTCTCTCCATTTCTCTGCTCATTGCGCCTGGCGCCATTGCGGTACTCCTGACACAACGCTTTCATATTGCGCTCCTACTGGCAACTGGCATATCGGTAATAGTGTCAATGACTGGTGTCTGGTTGTCCTTTTTTATCGACAGCGCACCAGCTCCGACGATTGTCGTCTTATTCGCGGTCGTGTTCATCATGACGTTTACCGTTACCAGCATCAACGCACGCACAAAGGGAAACTCCCATACACAGGATCTGTTATCACCCAATTAGCACAACATCCGAGGACAGCATCGTCCGCCGGCCTACAGAAGTCCGGAAAGCCATGGAAGGTCGTTGGGAGGAGGTACGAATTCTATCATGCAAAAAATACGTAAAATCGATAACGCCTAGAAATCATTCAATACCCGCACTATCGAAAGTTCACCAGTTAGCCGCAGCACGTTTTTGCATACAACGAGTCTGCGGTTTCATTTTCCCCCGCAGAAATTTCTTGTACAAATTAGATACGTTAACATCACAGTGATAGCCACCTTTTAGCGAGGAATTTCTGATGAAATTAATCGTCCGATCTGCAACGATTGTTCCTAGGTCAGTTTGGGTCGCCAACTCCAATTCGCCACTGTACCCGAGCGGTTTCTAGTCCGACTTTTGTTCGCTCAACTATCAGTTCACGCTCCATTTTATTTGGAGTCACATACCATAACACCAAAATACCCATTGGTGTACTGGAATCAATTGAATAGGTCAGATTATGAAGGTTAATACAACGTTCTCATAACTCCGGCACTCGCAAGAAAAAATACCGCATACGCACACACACGTTCAAACCTTCGTACGATAACAATCAAATTTAACTGAACCATAGGACTGAAAAAGATGATTTTTATGTCTGTGATTCACATCTCACTTTTTTGAGTTAAAAGTTTGACAGTTCTTTTCAACTCTGTTGTATTGCCTACACGATAATTATCCACCTCCTTCCATTTAAATGGAGTTTTTTTCATTCTTTTAATTTATTCATGGTGATAAATAATGAAATCACAAGCTGTTATTCACAGAAAGAATATACTTTTCTTTACTATTGGCCTATCGCTGCTGACTATTATGGGCATTCTAGGTGTGGACACTTATTTGCCTTCAATTCCTGACATCGCAAAAGAATTTAGACAAAACATCCCGTCCATGCAATTGTCTATCATGGTTTATACCCTTTGCATAGGTTTTGGACAGCTAATTTTTGGCCCATTATCTGATTCTATTGGTCGTCGAAGAATTATGCTTTCAGGTGCTATTATTTATTGTGTGACAACATATTGCCTCACACTCTCGACCGGATTGGGTACGTTTCTTACAATACGCATCATACAGGGGCTTTCTATATCAATAACTCTGGTTACAGCAATTAGTGCTGTTCGTGATGTAACACGCGGTTCAGTGGCTGCTACACTGTACGCTATTATCATAACTATTGAAGGTGTCGTGCCTATTGCTTCTCCACTGCTGGGAGGAATAATTAATGATGTATGGGGATGGCGTGCAATTTTTCTAATGATATTAGGATATTCTGTTGTAACATTAACGTATGTCTATTTTAACTTCCCTGAAACACTCAGTCATAAAAAACGGATTACATATTCACTAAAATCATCATTTCTTACGTACAAAGAGATAAGTAAGCAACCAAGATTTTATCTACCTTGCCTTTCTCTTGGACTTTCATTCTCTCTAATTTATTGTTATGTCACAGCTTCCCCATTTATTTTGATGGTTAAGTATGGATACTCATCTACGCAATTTGGTGTTATCTCATCAATTATTGGAGGATTCCTTCTGCTGGGAGCAGCACTATCAGGTAAACTACTTAAGAAGCGGTCTGCACCACAAATTTTGAGTTTATGGCTGAAGCTCATTGCTTCATTTATCGTATTGTGCACTCCGCTAATAACATTCGTTCATCATGTCAATGTCTTTATATTATTCTTCATTATTTTGATGTTTGCCGGAGGTATGTTCGAATCACTTTATACTTATCTAACTATGTCCAGCCAACGTACCAGTCTGGGTGCCACATCTGCGTTAATGGGGGCCGCTTCTCTGGTGATTCCTTCAGTGATCGGCGGAATTGGTAGCTTTTTAATTGAACGAAATATCACCATTTGGATTGTTTACTTACTTTCAATTATTCTAATCATGATCTTTATGTTAAGAAAGTATCGAAGATTTACAGCAGCCTAGCAGGCTGAATAAGAGCAGATCAAATTATTTATAACTGTTCACAATAAGATAAGTGAACGGAAGATACAGTAATAGCTATCAACATCACACGCATGCCCAGGCAACTGGATTACATAACTATGTTTTTTGTAACTGGTTAGATTCTTCCGTTCAGCATTTATATTGTAAAAATAGCGCTCCCATATAGAACTATATTTTTACCCTATAGGTGCAGCTGGCCACTCGATATCTGGTGCTACGGAAGTGTCCACACGGTTCAGCAACACCCGATACTTCTTCCAGGCTTCCAGCAACGAGGTTTCTTCCTCCGTTGCATATACAGCTCACCTTTTTTCACCCACGATTAACCAACAGCCAGACCAGCAGACACGCCACCACCGGCACAGCAAAATCCATCAGACTTGCTACATCCCACGCGCGCGGATCAAAACCGCCCCACCACGGCATATTCATTCGCTTGCCATGCCCGAACATTTCAATCCAGCGATATTCTGCCTGGGTATGTTCACGAGCAATGAAGAACGTACAACCGGCTATCGCCCCGTAAGCCCAGTTTCCGGTAAAAAGACCAACCAGTACCTGCGCAGCCACAGCACAAAGTGCATGAAGGAAAGGTGTTATATCCATTACTCCTCCTTTATCCGATATCGCTTCGGGAAGTTGATAACAACTTTAATTCTGACTCAAGTTCATCAACTCTTTCAGTCAGTTTCTGGATATGGTGAATCAGTGGAACAACCAGACGTTCGTACATTACACCTTCGGCAACAAGGCCATTGCTGGAAATAGCTTCAGGAGCATCATTCTCGTTAGCTGGTCGCCAGTGAACAAACTGAGGGGCAATTTCTCCTACTTCCTCGGCAATCAATCCATAGAATCCCCAATCGCGCCTGTCATTTTCGCATTGCGACCTGTACCACACAGGGCGCATCTTGAAAATGAGATCGGCGTGCTCCGAATCTATCGTCTCTACTGAATGTTTATAGCGGATAGACGATGTGGACCGCAGTACAGACGAAATTGCGGGGTCAGGATTAAGATAAAGGTTTGCCGCCGCTGTAGTCGTGCCCAATCCCCACAAATAAAACGCTTCACGACCAGTCAGCGGGTAAAAATCTCCACCATAACGACCACTTTCCAGATCGTTCACTTCCACTTTGTTTTTCAGCTTATTATCAACTTCAGTTTTTGTGTATCTGGTGCTGATATCCTGCTTTGCACTGGTCATATCAGTCTGAAGCGTTGATACTTTTCCGTTAATTGAGGAAATATCTTCCTTGGCTTTACTGACATCTCCCTTTAACGTGGTGATGTCTCCTGGAATTACTGTCGATGTAGCCATTTGTCTCCCTCACATCCAGCCACGAAGTTGATGCTCAACAACAATCGCGTATTTATCGAATATTGACGATTTTTTTGCATCATTAATGATGCGCACGTTTACAAAATATCCGTCCTCCTTAACACATACCGGTTCGCCATCTTCAGTCAGTTCTCCGGTTTCTTTGTACACGTTACCTATCACGTCAATAAGAATATCACCCTGCATCGACTCGTCATCATAATAGCCAATACTCTCCATAAAGGCCGAAAAGTCGGCCTTGTCTGTGAATTTGATAATTAAGTCTCGCATTATATTACCTCTCCCATTTGTGCATCGGTTAATTCTTTATGCCATATACGAAAATTACGAATGTGACCGAAAAGATGACGTAGACCGCTATTAGTCTGTCCCCCAATCCTGAAGAAATAACCAGATTTAACACCGACATGATCCGTGGTTTTAGGAGTCCCATGCTGGGCATTGCTAACGAAATGCACATTACCAGATTCATTTAAAACAAATCCAAGAACAGATTTTTGTTCAAATAATACTGGCGATACGGCGGCTACTGTACTACCGTTTTTATTATACATCGTAACACCAGGAAATAATGTTGAACTGATAGCAACACTTATATATTGCCCCGGAGTTGTACTCCCACCACTGGTATCAAAAACTCGTGGTGCTGCATTTGGCGTTTCGTTCCAGTTTGTATGAACTTCAGCTAAAAATGTTAAAGGTGGTGTACCGATATTGTTATTTGTTGGTATATTCACCATATCACTGGCTCTTGTGACTGGCGTTGCCTCAGTAATAATAAACGAAGAAGCGCACGAACCGCCTTCGACCTGAGGAGTTGCAACATAAATATAATCATCTGCACCAGTGCTTCCCCCTTTTGGTGGTGCATATTGCACCATCGCACCGATCATATTTTCTGTATCAAGTGCCTTAATTGTTGCCTCAAAGAAAATCCATTTGCTTGCTTCATTTTTAATAGCCCTTGCAGTAATACGACTTGCAGCGCCGCCAGTTTTATCAATCGATAAATCTGTCATATTTAAGTAAGCATCACCCAGGAATTTGTAGGTAGATCCATCATATTCTTCAAATCGTAATCGACATCTTAAATTTGGAGTCCCACTTTGTACCCTGCATGAGATAGTTACATACTTTTCATCGCCAGTAACATTATATCCTTTGCTTCCAGATACTGTGACAATAGAAATGGCTGAGGTTTGCCCCACCATTTCTGGTTTTAATGTGAATTTTGCGTACTGGAAACCAAAATCATCTACACCTGATGTATTTAAAATCATATTTGATGACTTGTTCCACTTTGATGGATTTGTGCTGTTTATTAACAGGTTTGTACGCTGTCCTTCAATCAGCAATCCATACTTTTCAAAGCGAGGTTCATCGATTGCAGCCTCTGTCAGCACACCAGATTTATTAATGTAAGTTGCTTTTGATGCGCGTTTAAACTTTACAATCTTGTCGCCAGGCATTGTTATTTCATCGTCACCAATAACAATCTTTTTATATGATGGCGAAAAGCCCGTAATCATATCCAGTGAATCGTTAAACGGTATCCACACATCGGGAAGCGGCTGTAAGACATATTTATACGGTTCTGCTGCCTGGCTTGCGTACTCTCTGGCTGCATCCTCACTTGCTTTAGCTGCTGTCTGGCTTGCTGCCGATGCTTGCGCCGAGTTCGCCGCTGCAGTCTCACTTGTCTTTGCATTGGTTTCACTGGCTTTTGCTGCTTTTTGGCTGTTAGCTGATGCAGTGGCAGAAGCAGCCGCCGCGCTTGCAGAACCAGCTGCAGCACTCTCGCTTTCGGCTGCTGCATCCTGACTGCTTTTCGCCGCAGTTTCGCTGGCTTTGGCATTCGTTTCGCTGGTCTTCGCTGCCGTCTGGCTGGACTTTGCGTTAGTTTCACTCGTCTTCGCAGCTTTCTGGCTGTTAGCCGCAGCAGTTGCTGATCCAGCTGCTGAAGTCGCAGAACCGGCTGCCGCGCTCTCGCTTTGGGCTGCTGCAACCTGGCTGTTTTTTGCCGCAGTTTCACTGGCTTTGGCATTCGTTTCGCTGGTCTTCGCTGCCGTCTGGCTGGACTTTGCGTTGGTTTCGCTCGTCTTTGCGGCTGTCTCGCTGTTTTTCGCGTTGGTTTCTGATTTTTTGGCTGCTGTCGCGGAGTTTGCCGATGCAATCTGTGAGGTCGCTGCCGCCTGTGCGCTGTTAGCTGCATTCGTTTCTGAGGTTTTCGCCGCGTTCTTCGATGATGCCGCTGCAGTTTCGGATTTCTTTGCCGACGCTGCGCTCTGAGAGGCGGCTTCGGCGTTGCGTGCCGCTTCTTCCACCATTGCCTCAAAACGGCGCAATGCCTCCGGCATGACATCATCTTCCGTCATGGCACCGAGAAAATCATTCAGCGTACCTGGTCTGGAGCCTTCATAGACGGTAATGGTCCCGGCATGTGAAGGCGGAAAACCTTCAACCAGCAGGGTGACGCTGTACTGGCCATACTCAACATCCATGCTGTAACGCCCGGCTTCATCAGGATTTTCAGAGGCCACCGTGTTCACCAGTACCGTGGTGCTGTTACGCTTTGCCTTCAGTTGAATAGTGCAGTTCTGTATTGGTTTTCCTGCACCGTCTTTCAGCACACCTGAGAGTTTTACTGCTGCCATATCCACTCCACAAAAAAGCCCGCCTGAACCGGCGGGCTGTCATAACACTGTGTTACCTGGCTAATCAGAATTTATAACCGACACCCACGATGAAACCGTCAGTGCGCCAGTCGCCACTGCCGGAACCTTCATAAGCAAGGTCAATGGCCACGGATTCGGTCGGGTTAAACTGCACTCCAGCCCCCCACGCCAGAGACGTGTTGCTGTGGCGACCGCCATCACTCCCGGTCAGCACATCGTGCGTTTTCCCCTTGTTGTCAGTTACGCGGAGATAATCCCCGGAGAACGTCGAAACACGGCTGTAAGCCACACCCGCCATCGCATAAGCACTGAACCATTCATTCACGCGTACAGATGGCCCCGCCATCATGCTGAACCAGCGGTTACGCACTGAATCTTCATGCCAGCGGGTATCGCTGTAATGCGTTTTTTGCTCATCTTTGGCATTGGCATAACTGAATGACGTCACCAGCCCCAGCGTGTCCGTAAATTCATAACGGTATTTCACGTTAATCCCGTTCAGATTATCGCTGCCTGGCATATCAGTATGGGTCTGAAGATACCCGGCGCTTAGTGTGGACTGATGCTCTGCTGCGCTCGCTGGCGTACCAGCGGCAACCAGCCAGACTACTGCGGACAGAATAACAGCACATAATTTACGCATAATTACCTCTCGCTTTTCTGCAATAAAAAAGGCGCCATTTCTGACGCCCGTATCTGGGTTATAAAATTCAGCTAATAGTGATGCCTGCAGTGGCTTTCTTCATCACCACAACCAGCAAATCGCTGATACTTGCTGTGGGATACCAGCCATTTACCAGCCATGCCGATACAGAAAATTCCAGTGTCATGACACCACTGCCTGCAGGCATATCAATAACACCCGTATATATCAGCGTATTATCCAGAGCCGTTCGGTTATAAATTTCAGCACCGTTTTTTCGTACTATCAGACGGCATGAGGAGTAGATATCAGTATGATCTTGCTCATGTTTAGCGCCACTGAATGCCACCGCCGGGATAACAATTTGCCGGTCAAACGGCTGATCGTCATAAACCCTGACGGTAATGGTTCCTGATGGCCACCGCTCCGGTGCACGGGAGTCCCGGGGGAAAGCTTTGCCCACTGTTTTAACGAGATCACCTTCAATCTGGTTGGCGGACAGTTTTCCCAGAACCCGACAGTTCTCGTTAATCGTGACGTTGTTGAGCGTCCCGGAGTTCGCATTCACGTTACCGCTGATATCGGCATTTTTCGCCGTCAGCCGCCCGTCCGGTGTCAGGGAAAATGCCGGAGGATTACCGCCGCTGGTAATGGTGGGAGCCGTCAGATATTTCAGGAACACTTCATTCATGTATATCTGATCGCCCTGCCCAACAAACATCGGCTTTGTGTTGCCATTCGCAGGATTAATCATCGCAATCCTGTCTGCCGCCAGCAGCACCTGACTCTGCATGCCGTCAGGGGTGTTTTCAATACCGGCACCAATACCCGCGATATAAAGGCGTCCGTCCTGCATCTGCTGCAGCTTCACAGCCCACATGCTGTTCAGGTTATTATTTGTATCAACCTGAACCTTCTGTATCTGCTGGATCGCTGCACTCTGGTCTTCCAGTTTCTTATTGACGGTCTGCGTGATTTCATTACTGACATCCGTGATGGACGTTCTGATTTCCGCCAGGTCAGGCGCAAGCTGACCGTTATCAATCTGCGTCCACAACTCCTGAGCCAGATGGGTTTTCCCTATCTCTCCTTTGAAAAAATCCAGATAGCCGGATGCATCATCACTCGGCTGGCCAACAGCCTCCACGAATGCCGATTTGCCAACGGTGTTCACACTGCGGATGTAAAAATAATAATCATGGCCCGGCTTGATATTGATACTGGCAGCTATCCAGTACAGCGCCGTGCCAAGATAGCGGGCTGTGGTTTCAACCTGCCTGATATCCGCAATCCGCTTTTCCGAGAACCAGAACTCAAACTGTACCGTCGGATCATAAACGGCAAGATACGGCGTGGCGGTTATCTGAAAATAGCCCGGCGTCAGCTCAATCCGCGACGGCGCTGCCGGTGCGGCAATCCGGAACGATACCGATGCCGGATCGCCCTGCTGCCCCCAGGCATTTGCCGCCCGGACTGTCAGCCTGTAGTTTCCCAGCGCCAGCTGCGTGAAGCGGTATGTGGTTTCCGTCGTCCTGGCCGTGCTGACCAGCCGCTCACTGCCGTCATCCGCTGCCACGGTCAGACGAAGCATAAAGCTCACGCCCTTCACCACCTTCGGCGTGTCCCATCGCGCCAGCACCTGATATTCCCCGCTGTCTGCGGTGACTTCGGCGGTCAGGTGCTGCACCGCTGGCGGCGTGACACCATTCACCGTGCCGCTCTGGTCGCCGTCAAAGTGCGCCCCGTTATCCACGATGGCCTCTTTCTCCGGCACATGCTGCACGGCGGTGATGGCATACGTGCCGTCGTCGTTCTCACGGATACTCACGCAGCGGAACAGTCGCTGGCGCAGCGTCGGCAGCTTCAGCCCCCATACGCTGTATTCAGCAACACCGCCAGGAACACGGCTCACTTTTACCTTCACGCCGTCGGTGACGGACTGAACCTCCACGCTGACCGGATTCCCCTGTCCGTCAACCAGACTTATCAGCGTGATGCCGGAGGATGGCAGCGTGATTTCACGGTCGAGCGTCAGCGTCCGCGTCTGGCTGTTCACCGCCAGCACGCGCCCGCCGATGCTGATACCCGCATAGTCATCATCACAGATTTCAATGACATCGCCCGGTACATGGCGAAGCCCTTCTGCGCCCACGCTGAAGTCCACGGTCTGCGTTTCCAGCAGCTCCGTTTTAATCAGCCACAGCCCGGCGCGGTGTGCCTGCCCCCGGCTGGTACAGCCAAAAGCATCCATCTTCGTGACGTTACGACCGTAACGGGCAATGGCCTGCGTGTCCTCCACAAGCTCTGTCGCCGTCTCCCAGCCGTTATCCGGGTCAATCCAGTTCACCTCAACGGCATTATGGCGGTCTTTCAGGGCGCTGAAGCTGTAGCGGAACGGCGCACCATCATCCGGCATCACCACATTACTGCGGTTATAGGTCCACACCTTATCCGACGGTCGGTCCTGCACGAACGTCAGCGTCTGCCCGTTCCATACCGGCATACAGCGCATCGCCGAGCAGAAATCACTGAGCACATCCCACGCCTTGCGCTGCGTGGTCAGGTACGCATTACAGGTGATACGCGGTTCCGTTCCACCAAAGCCATCCGGCACCGACTGGTCGCAATTCTGGCCGATGACATACAGCGCCCATTTATCCACATCCGCCGCACCAAGACGTTTCCCCATGCCGTAGCGCGGATGGGTCAGCATATCCCACAGACACCAGGCCATGTTGTTGCTGTATGCCGGTTTAAACGTTCCGTCCCAGATACCGCTGTATTGCCGCGTCTGCGGGTTATAATTCGACGGCACCTGCAGAATGCGCCCGCGAAGATGATAATTACGGCTCACCTGCTGGCTGCCGAACTGCTCCGAGTCCACCTGCACGCCGACCAGTGCCGTGTTCGGGTAGCACTGTTTCACATCGATGATTTCGGTGTATGACGACCAGAGCGTTTTGTTCTGCAGCTGGTCTGTGGTGCTGTCCGGCGTCATTCTGCGCATCCGGATATTAAACGGGCGCGGCGGCAGGTTATCCACCACCACCGAGGCCAGATACTGTGAGGTGGTTTTGCCCTTAATGGTGATGTCTTTTTCCGTCACCCAGCCACCATTACGCTGTATCTGAACCAGCAGGCGAACTTCCGACAGATTCCGGTCCCCCTTTGAGGTGGTTTCCACCAGTGCCTGCACACCGAAGGTAAAGCGCAGACGGTCGATATTTGCAGACGTGATAGTCCGGGTGATCGGCGTGTCGTATTTCACTTCCGTACCCAGCACCGTCTCGGATCCGGAGGATTCAAATCCCTCCGGCGGTGTCTGTTCCTGCTCACCTGCCCGGAACACCACCGTGACACCGGAGATGTTGGTATTCCCCTCACTGTCCAGCACCGGTGTACTGTTCAGCAGCACGCTTTTTAATCCATCCACCGGACCTTCAATCGGCCCTTCGCTGATGGCATCGATCACACTCAGCAACTGCGTGGACTTCAGATTGTCCTTTGCTTCGCGCGGGGTATGTCCCTTACTGCTGCCTTTACCCATTCGTCATGCTCCATAAACGACAAAACCGCCCGCAGGCGGTTTCACATAAAACATTTTGCATCATCGACCAATCACCACAACCTGACCACCGTCCCCTTCATCTGCCGTGCTGATCTCCTGAGATACCACACGTGACCCCACGCGCATTTCACCATACAGAACAGGCATAACATTGCCCTGGGCAACCATGTTATCCAGTGAGGAGAAATAGGTGTTCTGCTTACCGTTATCCGTTGTCTGTGTACGGGGAGTTCTGGCTTTCGGTGCCAGCATCTGCGCCACACCACCGAGCACCATACTGGCACCGAGAGAAAACAGGATGCCGGTCATACCACCGGCCCCAATGGCTGCCCCCCATGCTGCAAGGGTGGCTCCGGCGGTAAAGAATGATCCGGCAATGGCGGCTGCTCCCAGGACAATCTGGAATACACCACCTGACTTGGCCCCGGCGACTCTGGGAACAATATGAATCACAGCGCCGTCAGGCAGAGTCTCATGTAACTGCGCCGTTAATCCGGACGTGCTGACGTCCCGCCCGGCAATCCGTACCTGATACCAGCCGTCGCTCAGTTTCTGACGAAACGCCGGGAGCTGTGTGGCCAGTGCCCGGATGGCTTCAGCCCCCGTTTTCACAAGAAGGTCGATGCGGCGACCAAATCGTTGTAAATCCCCGTAAAGGCAGATGCGTGCCATGCCCGGTGACGCCAGAGGGAGTGTGTGCGTCGCTGCCATTTGTCGGTATACCTCTCTCGTTTGCTCAGTTGTTCAGGAATATGGTGCAGCAGCTCGCCATCACCACAGTAAATGGCGGCATGATTCGGCACCGATGAACCAAAACAGCACAGCAGCACATCGCCCGGTTGTGCTGATGACAACGGCACCTGATACAGCCCTGTGGCCTCCAGATTATCCAGATAGAGATTCTGACCGTGACGCCACCAGTCATCCTCGCGATGAAAATCCGGCATCTCAATCCCCGCCAGATGATAAGCATCCCGGAACAGCGTGTAACAGTCCGTCACCCCGTGCTCAAAGCGCCGCCCGGTGAGATGCGGCACACAGCGGAACTTATGAATCGTCCCCCGGCAGACCAGCCACCACGGCAAATCACTCTGCACCTGCAGTCGCCGGTCGGCCTCACTCAGCCAGGGCAGACCACCGGGGTGGCTGTGGACCAGCGCCACAATCTCACCCTGCATTTCTGCCTGCAGCCAGTCTTCCGGCGACATACGGAAATACGCCTCCGGCTCACCGGAGATATTCACGCAGGGGAAATATCTTTCCCCCTCCGGCGTGCTTACCACGAAGCCGCACGACTCCGCTGGCGCACATCGCCGGGCGTGCGCCAGAATCGCTGATCCTGTCTGTGTCATGGTATTTACTGCGAAAGTTTGTTAATGGAAAGGAAGCCGCCAAAGTTGCCGACGTTATTGCGGAAATTACAGCCACTCAGGCATTTGCTGCATTTATCCTTCGTGATATCGGACGTCGGCTGATCATATTCATCCGCGACCGCCGGACCGTGATAACCGCACTCATCGCCGCGATAGGTCCAGGTGCAGGTGTTGGCCAGCATGATACGTCCCGGAAAAACAGCGCCGTCCGTTTCCGTCGGCGTGGACAGTACAAAAGAGGCACTCACCGCGCTCAGTTCGCTGCACTGCTCAATGCGCCAGCGGCTGATCACCTCCTGCTCCGGATCGGCGTCACTGTTTCCGTTGACGAAGTTCACCGCATCCAGAAAACGGGCGTAAACCTTACGCCGGACCACCGTTCCGCCGACCAGACTCTGCAGATCTTCCGCCATCCCGGTGACCATACCGTACAGGTTAGAAACCGTCAGCGTGGGGCGCGTACTGGTGCCTTTGCCATTCAGTTCAAAACCACTCCCCTGAATGGGATACGGCTGATACTGTCGCCCCTGCCAGGTGACCGGCTCACCTTTTTCGTTCTGCTCATTACAGAAAAAATAACGTTCTCCACCGACCTCTGTCAGATCGATTTCCCAGAGCACCACGCTGGCCGACTGCTCCGCACGGGTGCATTCATTCAGTGTTTCCTGCCGGATATCCTGCATCAGTTCACCACCTGTTCAAACTCTGCGCTGAACTCAACACGCAGCATACTGACCCGCGACGACCATTTTGCGCAGGTCACCTTTATCTGCCGCCACTCATAAGGCGGCGTCCACAGAAAGGATTTCCAGCCCCCGTGCTCAGCCAGAAACGATTCAAGCGCCGTGGCCTCCCAACGGGGAACAGAAAGCGTCACGCTGTACGTTTTCAGGTCGGCATTCAGCCCGGCAGGCGCTCGCTGGGAATAGCCATCACCAAAGCGCACCTTTCTTACGGAAGGGGCCGAAGCCACATCCATACCGGGTTTCACTTTCCAGCGGAAGGTTTTCATCGTCCACCTCCGGAGAACAGACCACCATCGCGCATCTGCCCGGTCACAACATCCATTGCCGCCTTACGGGCTACGTCATAAACCGCCTTCAGTGCCTGTGGCCCTATCTGACCGTTCGTGCCGTCGTTGTTAATCACCACATGGTTATTCTGCTCAAACGTCCCGGACGCCTGCGACCGGCTGTCCGCCATGCTGCCCGGTGTACCGACATAACCGCCGGTGGCATAGCCGCGCATCAGCCGGTAAAGATTTCCTACGCCAATCCGGCTGGTTGCCTCCTTCGTGAAGACAAATTCACCACGGTGAACAATCCCCGCTGGCTCATATTTGCCGCCGGTTCCCGTAAACCCTCCGGCCGCAAAATGGAATTTCGCCGCAGCTGCCTGAATGGCTGTACCGCCTGACGCTGATGCGCCGCCGCCAATGGCGCTGCCTATACTTCCGACAATCCCCACCATTGCCTGCTTAAGCAGAATTTCTGTCATCATGGACAGCACGGAACGGGTGAAGCTGCGCCAGTTCTGTTCACTGCCGGTCAGCATCGCCGCCATATTCTGTGCAATACCATCAAAGGTCTGCGTGGCAGCACTTTTAACCTGCGACATACTGTCCGTGGCGCTCTCTTCCCACTCACTCCAGCCTGACCTGAGGCCTGCCATCCAGCTCCCGCGAAGCTGGTCTTCAGCTGCCCAGGTCTTTTTCTGCTCTGACATGACGTTATTCAGCGCCAGAGGATTATCGCCATACTGTTCCTTCAGGCGCTGTTCCGTGGCTTCCCACGCTGCCTGCCGGTCAGTCAGCCCCCGGTTTTTTGCATCAATGGCGGCCCGTTTTGCCCGTTGTTGCTGTGCGAATTTATCCGCCTGCTGTGCCAGCGCGTTCAGGTGCTCCTGATAGGTGACCTTGTCGCCAAGTACAGCCAGCTGGCGTTTGTACTCCAGCGTCTCGTCTTTATGCGCCAGCAGGGATTTCTCCTGTGCGGACAGCTGGCGACGTTGTGCCGCCTCCTCCAGTACCGCGAACTGACTTTCTGCCTTCCACAAATCCCGGCGCTGCTGGCTGATTTTCTCATTCGCTCCGGCATGCTTCTCCAGCATCCGGAGTTCTGCCTGAAGCGTCAGCAGGGCAGCATGAGCACTGTCTTCCTGACGATCGCCCGCAGACACCTTCACGCCGGACTGTTTCGGCTTTTTCAGCGTCGCTTCATAGTCCTTTTTCGCCGCCGCCATCAGCGTGTTGTAATCTGCCTGCAGGATTTTCCCGTCTTTCAGTGCCTTATTCAGTTCTTCCTGACGGGCGGTATATTTCTCCAGCGGCGTCTGCAGACGTTCGTAAGCCTTCTGCGCCTCTTCGGTATATTTCAGCCGTGACGCTTCGGTATCGCTCTGCTGCTGCGCATTTTTGTCCTGTTGACTCTGCTGCTCAGCCTTCTTTCGGGCGGCTTCAAGCGCAAGACGGGCCTTTTCACGATCATCCCAGTAACGCGCCCGCGCTTCATCGTTAACAAAATAATCATCCTTGCGCAGATTCCAGATATCGTCCGCTTTCTTAAACGCGGCCTCTGCCTTAATCAGCATCTCCTGCGCGGTATCAGGACGACCAATATCCAGCACCGCATCCCACATGGATTTGAATGCCCGTGCTGTCCTGTCTGCCCAGGTTTCCAGCGTGCCCATGTTCTCTTTCAGGCGGCGGGTCTGGTCATCAAACCCTTTCGTCGCGGCCTCGTTCGCCGCCTGCAATGCCCCGGCTTCTTCGCCGGAACGCTGCAACTGAGCAACATACGCAATCTGCTCCGCCGTCACGTTATGGAACTGGCGCGCCATCGCTGTCAGCCCCGACGTCGGGTCAGTGGTCAGCTTCCCGAAGGCTTCAGCGACTTTGTCCACCTCCACGCCGGATGCAGAGGAGAAACGCGCCACACTCTGGCTGATGGACGCAATCTGAGCCTCACCGCTTACCCCCGCCTTAACCAGTGCGCTGAGTGACTCGCTGGTCTGGTTAAACGTCAGCCCTGCCGCCTGCCCGGCTCTGGACAGGACCAGCATACGATCTGCCGTCAGCCCGGCCTGATTGCCGGAAAGGACCAGCGTTTTGTTGAAATCGGACAGGGTTGAGTTGCCCTGATACCAGGCATACGCCAGCGCACCGGTCGCCACCGCCAGCGAGGTGGCCCCCACCATCGGCAGGGTGATCGCACCGGCAAGCCCCTTGAACATGGGGATAATCCCGCCGAAGGAGTCCTTCACCTGCCCCCCCTGTTGCAGCAGGATCAGCCACGGACTTTGCCCGCCTGCAAGCTGCGTGGCCACGTCAGTGAACTGCGCAGGCAGCATACGCATGGCGGCTTTATACTGCCCGACGGAAATTCCCGCTTTCTGTGCAGCCAGCGCCTGCCGGTTCATCGACTGTTCAACGACTGCCGCTGTTTTTTTCGCATCACTTTCCGTACCGGAAAAATGACGCCTGACTCTGGCCATCTGCTCGTCAAATCTGGCCGCATCCAGACTTAAATCAACGACCAGATCGCCTACCGGTTCAGCCATACCGGACTCCTCCTGCGATCCCTTCTGATACTGTCATCAGCATTACGTCATCCTCCGTCATGTCCGCCACATCCGGGGAAGCGGGGATAACTTTATTCCCGTCCGGACCAAAGCGGACGCCTCCGGCAAGCCCTGCCGCTTTCTGCATCAGCACATCATCTTCAGGCTCTTCGTCAGCCTCACACCGATTCAGCAGACTGAAATCCAGCGGATGCATCTCCGGATCGCTGAAAAACAGGCTGAGCACGGTGTACGTCAGCCCGGAAAAGTGCATATCCAGCAGAACATCATGAAAATAATGGGTACTGTAAAAGCGGTGCCAGTCGGCATACTCTGTGGATGACATCCCGGCAAGCATGGCGCGCCAGTCAGGTCGCCCCATCTCACGCGCCAGTTTCAGGGCAAAACTCAGCTCACCGTCGAACACTTTCCCGCAGAAACAGGCTCTGCAGGCCCGGCGTCCTCTGTCTGTTCAGGAGCATCATTCACCACAAATTCATACATACCGGACAGCCGGTACACCACGTTTTCAGCATGAGAAATTGCCTCCGCGGGCCAGGTGGTAAGCACTTCCTGCTCAATCTGTTTAACGGCTTCATTCATGGACGGCATCTGCGTCTTCTTCGGATGGTTATGCCACAGGGACATCGCCACCACAAAAGCACCGGTTCTGATAAGGTCTGCCAAAGCAACCTGTTGGTTGCTGTCGGAGTCCGCCTGTTCTGCCTGTTGTTTCATCAGAAAAAGATGCTCAATACGCTGCAGGGCTGACAGTTCAGAAAGCGTGACGGTCACGCCGTTATGTTCAAATGATTCGGTTTTCAGGAACATCGCTGACTCTCCGGATTAACTGTCGGTGACGGTGATTTCTGCAACCACAGCAAGTTCACCATTACCGGATACAACCGGAATGTTGACCTTACCTGCAGCAACGCCTTTCACGGTGATGGTCATACCACTGACCGACACGGTGGCTGTTGTTTTATCCGCTGACACCGCACGGAAGCTCTTGTCGGTTGCGCCTTCCGGCTGGAATGCCACGGTCAGCGTGGTGCTCTGCCCTTTCACCACCGAGGAGCTGGCAGGCGTCACAGTCATACCGGTTGCCGCCGTCACCGTACTGCGATCTTCTGCCATTGACGGACGGCCCACATTGGTGACCTTCACCGTACGGGTGATCACTTCCTTCGCCGTCACCGCCTTACCGATACTGCTGACCCAGCCGCGGAACACATCGACCGTGCCGTTCGGGAAGCGGATTTTATAGGCACGGGTATCACCTTCATTAAACCACGCCAGCAGCGCCTGCTGCCCCTGCTCTCCGGGCATCCACGCCAGCGTGAAGCTGGTATCTCCGGCTGATTTCTGCCCCTGCCCGGTCGCAGTCCAGTCCGCATCTTCATCATCGAGATAGCTGTCGTCATAGGACTCAGCGGTCAGTTCGCCGGGCGTCAGGTCTTTAACTTTAGCCAGACGCGACCAGTCAACGTCTGAAAGCGGGTTCGCATAAGGGTCACCGTTCCCCTTATAAACCCACAGGGTGGTCCCGGCCCCTTTCACCGGCATTACTGGATTTGGTACAGGCATATCGTCCTCACATTTCATAGGTAATGACATAAGTCAGATCGGCTGAACTCCACAGGCCCGCATCATCGTCGCGCCGGTAGTCATAGCCGCTGGCCACCATACTGGTGATCAAATCTGACAGTGCCGGGATATCACTCATCACCGGATAAATCCGGGACTCCATCCACGAATCCAGCTCTGAATCCGGCACCTGAGCAGGCAGGAAAACTTCGATATGCAGCTCCGCCTGCCAGGTATCGCTGTCCAGCTCTTCGCCCGTGTATTCAGCGCCGGTGAGATAAACGGCAACTGCCGGAAAATCCGCCTCATCAAAAACAGCGGGGCGACCATCAAAAAACGTCGCCCCGGTGTCATGCTTCTCCAGTGCATCCAGTACGGCTGCACGGAGTTCAGTATGTTTCATCGCTTTATTACCATCCTCAGTTGATGCTGCAGCGCATAGCCCAGCTCTTTCGGAAGACGCTCACGCCGTATCCGCTCAATATTCTGTTTAAACGCCGTGGTCAGCGGCACCGCCATCGGGATTTTCACCACATCAATGGGGTAACGGTTTTTCCCGGCCACACGCTGCATGACATGCCACCGGCCATTTTTCAGTTGCTGAATAAACGCGCCGGGAATACGACGGTTACCCACCACAAGCACGCTGCCGCCACCTTTCAGGGATGAACGCTGCCCCTTTTTACGACGCCTGCGGCGCGAAAGGACAACCCGCGCATTACCCAGCTTGATTACGGGCAAATCCCCCCGGTTAACTTTGATTCTGGCCTGCGGATTTTTGACCGTGGCCCTTTTCAGCCTGGCCCTTTCCTTTACCAGTTTCCGGCGTACCTTTGTCTCACGGGCAACCTGTGTCGCCGACTGCGATATCGCGGATGAAGCAACGCGGTTAATGACCATTGCGGCGGCACCGCGCACCGCCGTTTTGCTGATACGGCTGAGGTTTTCAACTGCCTGCTCAAGACCCTGTATGGCCATACATCCCCCTTTCAGCGGCGACGGCTGGCGGCAGGTGGTTGCCCCCGGTTGAGCCAGAGATAACAACTCCCTCTGTCATCAGGAGAAACACGGTCCACCCAGAACATCTCGCCGTTAATGGTCAGCGTGTCACCACGCCGTACAGCACAAACCGTATCCGTAAGCACAAATAATGACGGGTTACTTCCTTCAATACGGATCCCACTACTGGCAAAACCCAGCGACTCCGGATCGTCAAAAACGCCATGAACCTCGCCGCCACGCTGTGCACCGGAGGTGAACTGCGCACTGATGCCCATCACTTCAACAATCGTACTGTCCACCCCGGCAAGGGCGGCATCAAAGGCATTCTGAAAATCACGCATAAACAGCCATTCCACCATCAACGTGTGTTTTTGCATCTGAGGACATAATCAGAATCACCCGACCAACATCCGCAAGCTCGACGGATTCCCCCGTTTCACCATCAACGCCACAGAGATGGAGGCAGGTCAGAACTCTGATGCGCGTTAACGCGCCGGATGTTTCCTCACGAACATCATGAGCCGCGGTTTCCCGCTCCCGGATATCCATATTCATAACCTGTACATCATCGCCGGATGACTGCATTTCTTCTTCCCATTCTGCCACCCGCTGCGCTATCTCTGCGGCACTCCCGGATATATCCGGCTCACGCCCCAGAATCAGGGCCAGTTCATTAAGCCGTTTCAGATTTTGCTCTTTCGTTGCCATATCAGCCCCCTGTGAAAAAAGACACGGGGGCATTTCGCCCCCGCTCACGGATTATTTCACCTGTACCACCACAAACTCATCCGGGTCCGGCAACACCATCAGCGGCGCGGACTGCGTCATGGTAAATTCACGGGCGGGATCCCCCACCGTCAGCCAGTGTTTCGGATAACGGGAAGAGGCCACCACACCTTCGGACAACGCCTGAGCATCCTGAATGGCACCGTAACAACGGATCCCATCTGCAGCAGTATTCCCCAGTACCAGCATGCCATCTGGAAGATAACGTTTTTCGATACCGTCTTCTGCTATATAAGACGTTTTCGCCACAACAATGGCCAGATCGCCGTAATACCCCTTGAAGGACACCACAGCGCCCAGATCTTTCACTGCCGTTTCGAGTTGAGAATTTGAACCGCGACGGGTATCCAGTTTTTCGCGGAACAGCTTAAAACCATTCAGAAGACGCCAGACGGTACCGTCCATAATGGCAATATTCACAAGACCGCTGGCCTGGTCGCAGTAGAGGTCAATATCATGCGCAGGATCGAACGTGTCACGATCCTGTTTTGACCACTCCTTACCACTACCCTGAGTGATGTTATTCTTCGTCGACCTGCCAAAATCGACCTCAATTTTCTCGAACTGGTCTCCTTCCATGGTGTATTTGCCATACAACACAGCATTTACCGCCTGCATTTCTTCCACCTGGACAATCGCGTGCTCTTCCTGTTTGAGGTTATCGGTAATGATACGCAGACGGCGGTAAGCCGGATCGTTCAGTTGAGATGGATCTTCACCAGGAAGGCGCTCAACCGCCTGCTGGTAATTAAATTCGTGTTTCGGCTTGACGTAGCCCGGACGCAACACGCGGGTTTCACCACCACGATGACGCAGCACTTTTCCTTCAACAACCGGGGAGACATAGGCCGCCACCGGCGTTTTTCCGGTAATTTTGTCCAGCATCACTTCTTCGGTATGGAAATTCACCGTACGGCGGAAAAACAGCTCCAGAAACAGCGCACGAAATTTCACTTTTTGTTCGGTATAACCGAGTAACTGGCGGGTCGTAAACAATCCCATAAATCAGTTCCTTTCATTCAGAAATCAGTCAGGCCACCACGGTGGCCTGATAACGTGTTACGGCAGCGCCGCGTGACTCAGGGCACTGCCGGCAAAGGCGTTGGCCTTTTTGTGTTCATCCACACTTTCAGGCCAGTGGATTGCCTCCGTCTCAAAGGTTCCCGACTTGTAATACGTCAGCGCCGTCTCTGTGCCTTCAAGCGGCAGTACCAGTATGCCAACCGCACCACCGGCTTTCTGTCCGTCCCAGACCACCAGTTTCCCGGTGGCTTCATCCAGCATCAGGGGCGTCAGTGCCGGTGTTGGCGAGGAAATCCCGCTGCTGCCTGTGGCGGTATGAACCGGATCATTACCGGCAAAAATACGTACTTCCGCACGCTGTTCAGTGATGGTTTTCGTCACCATATTGTAAAAACCTCCTATTGATGGTCTGCACTGACTTCATGGCATGGCCATGAGCATTTTTACGTCCGCATCACCGTCTGCTGACGTCTGTGGCACGCCACCCTGTACCGCTGCCGGTGAATGGTTCGCCATGAAATGTTCAAACATGGCGGTTGTGGATGCAGAGACCGGTTCTGCCTTACCTGATCCCGCAGCCAGCACAGCCCGGGCGCTCTCCACAGTCATTCCCGGGCAGGCAGCCAGCTGTTCAGCCTGCGCCTCAGCCCCTTTTGCCTCATCCAGGGCCATGATCTGATCACGGAGTGATGGTCCGGCATCCGCCTGCGGTGAAGCAGCCAGGATCGGGCGGGCTTTTTCCACCGTCATCTCCGGCATCGCCGCCAGCGTTGCCGCCAGTTGTTCACGACCGTTCGCTTCTTCACACGCCATAATGCGATCGGCTTCACTCTGCGTGGATGCCACCGGCTGCTGCGGTGCCGCCGCGGCCAGAATCGCCCGGGCCTGTTCAACGCTCATGCCCTGTTGTCCTGCCAGCATCGTGGCAAGCTGTTCACGTCCTTTCGCTTCCTGGCATGTCAGGATCCCCATCACTCGCTGGTTCTCCTGCGCGGCGGCTTCCGTTGCAGTTAATTGCGGCATAGTGCCTCCTCTGACATTACTGTTCAGCGCCGTGGCCATCACACTGATGGCATCCGACGCATTGATTAATTCATCCGCCAGCCCGGCCTCAATGCCGGACTGACCTTCAAAAACGGCGGCCTCTGTTCCCGTGACGGCATCAACAGACAGACCGGTATACATCGCCACTTTTTCGGCAAACATCCGGCGCGCCGCATCAATCCGCTGCTGCATATCCTGGCGAACCTCTGCCGGCAACGCTTCAAACTGATTGCCATCCACCTTGTGCGTCCCTGAGTAAATCAGCGTGATATCCACACCGGCCTGCGCCAGATGACCGGCATAGCTGACATGGCTCATCATCACGCCAATGGAGCCGATACGGGATGTCTGGGTAACCAGCCGTCGGGAGCAGGCCGACGCCAGCAGCATGGCTGCAGAACAGGCCGCGTCATTGCACAGTGCCCAGACCGGCTTCTGCTGACGGAGGCGGTAAATCATGTCAGCACAGTCAAACGCGCCGGCGGCCTGCCCGCCCGGACTGTCAATGTCCAGCAGTACGCCCCGCACCTGGCTATCCGCCATTGCCTGCTGAAGACAGGCGACAATACCGTCATAGCCTGTCATTCCGGAAAATGGCCGCATACCACCCAGCCGGTGCACCAGCGTGCCGATCACCGGCAGTACAGCAATACCGTTCACCACCCTGTAAACACGGGCCGGTCGTTTACCTCCGGCCATGTACTCGTCCGTTTCAGCCAGCATTCCGGGAGCATCAAGCTGTACCTGCTGCTGTGGTACCGAAAGACTTGCTGCCCCCATCTCGCGCCCGAGCGCGCAAAAGAAAACCCGCGCATAGGCGGGCTCCAGAAGCAGCGGTTCATTGAATGCTGCGGCAATAATGTGTGAAAGATTACGTTTCACGTGGTGTTGTCTCCTCTTCCGGCCTGCGACTCTCCGCTATCTGCTGCTGATACGCCTGCGCTATCCACACCGGACGTGAGAGCCCGGCTTTTTGCCGCTCTGCAGATTCCCTGACCTGCTGGCGGAAAATGTCCTGATAATCCTCGCCCATCAGCGCCAGCTCTTTCTCATACGTGCTCAGTCCGGCCTCAATGCGCATCACTGATTCCTGAACCTCCTTGAGCCCGTCAATGGCCATTCTTCCGGCACCAATCCACTCTGCCCGTGACCAGGCTGATCGCGCCTGATAAAAATCAAAACGCGCCCGTGGCGGACGAATAATCCCCCGAAGAAGTGCCTCTTCCAGCCAGCAGGAAAACATCTGCGTGGCCAGCCGGGCCGCAATAAATTTTCGCCGCCCCATAAAATAGCGCCACGACTCATTGGCGGATGCGCGGGCACTTGAATAACTGACCTTCGAGTAATCACGGGACAACTGTTCGTAGGAAACGCCAAGACCGGCGGCGATATACCGCAGCAGCGCCTGTTCAAGTGCCGAAAATCCATTGTCTGAATCCTGCGCAGTCTGCAGTTTCAGATCATCCCCGGGGAAAAGGTGCGGAATTTTGACACCGCCCAGCGTCACGTTATTCGTGTCATACCAGCTGGAGAACTTCTCCAGAATATTAATAAGCGGATTATCCTTCTGCCCCTGCGGCGCACCGGCGATATATTCAAAGGCCTTTTCGGTATCAAGTTCACTTTCAATTGTCGCTGCATACATTGCCTTCACTATGGCTGACTGAAGCTGTGTTGCCTGCAGGGAATCCAGCATCTTCAACCGTTCCATGACGCTGTAAAACTGATTAGCCCCACGGGTCTGCCCGTCCTCCACCGGCTCGAAAATATGCAGCATGGCCGGACGCCCGGTGGGTAGTTCACGCGGGATCCGTTCCCATCGTCCACTACCAGAGAACGGAAAATCATCCTCACAGATATGGTACGCAACGGCACGGCCATATCGATCGACCTCCACACCGGCCCGCAGAAAGCGGTTCCCCATACCGTGTCCTGGCGTGTCCACCCGTTTCGGACTCACGGCTTTAAAACGCGTACGGAATAACTGCGTGGTCTCCGCATCCCAGACCGGCTGCACAAAGATTTCGCCGTTAAACGCATGAACGCCCACACCTTCACGGATAAATTCCGTAAACGTGCGTTTCCCTTCCACGTCGATCTCGCCAAACATCCCTTCTGCGTATTCCGACCAGGCCGCCTCCACCTCATCGACAAAACGTTTTGCCGCGGTCTCCCGCATCCCCAGCCAGCGCCAGTTCGGACGGTAGCTGATAAGAAACATATGCCCGACAATGTGATCCTTATGCAGTGCCACCGCATTGGCCGCTATCCCGTTATTGCGTACCAGATCATCTGCACGGGCATTCCCCAGACGCAACGCGGGCAACAGAGCTGCATCGGCACTCTGCGCCGGTGGCAACCACTCCGCCATTTGCCCGCCAAATCCTGCGCCGCCCCCGTTGTAGCTGAGGCTCTCCCGAAGCGGAACGCCGTTCACATCAATCAGGACAGGCGTTCGTTTCATAACCTCACTCCCAGCGGACGACGGCGACGGCGGGTTGTCCCCAGTACCGACTCCGCATCATTGATCGCCCGGTTAAGCTCATCCAGAGAAGCCGCCGTATATTCAATTCTGCGACCATCTTTCTGGACAGACACCACCCGTTTACCGGTTAATAAATCAAGGCGCGCCTGACGTAGCGCCTGCAGTTCAGCGACTGTAACCATTCACTCCTCCGGACAGCTTCGCTGCCAGTTCTTTAAGGGTTGGCCGGGTCGTCTCTTCTTCCCGGGATTTTGCCAGTACAGCCAGATCAAGCTGCCAGCGTTGCACGGACACACGTAATGCCGCGTAGGCATACACCAGGCAGTCCAGCGCTTCGTTACGCCGCTTTTTGTTATCCCACAGCAGACGCATCTTTCCTTTTTCCCACTTCTCCACAAGCTCTTCCGCCACCAGTTGCTGCGCCTCTGTCTGCGAAAAAATCTCCGGATCATCAGGAAAACGGATGGCATAAGACGTGGCTTCATCCGCAGGCGTGGGATCGGCTTTCATACGGGCATAGAGAATTTCTTTTGCGGTGTCCGTCCCCACTTCACACAGATACACGCCCCGCTGATTGCGGGTTTTTGGCATGGTGATCACCGGCTTGCCATAGACAGATGCGCCTTTTACCGGCAGCACCCGGAAAACACCGTGTTTTTTTGACCTCTGATAAACGATTTCGCCATCGATCCCCCCGATGTCCCAGCAGACACGGGAAATGGTCATTTCGGTTCCGTCTGCATGGCGGTATTTTTTGTTGATCGCCGCATCCACACGTAACAGCGTCTCTTCCTCATCGGGACGTCCCATAATGATGATTTTATCCACCAGAAAGGCTTCCTCTCCCGGAGCCCATCCCCAGACATACATCTCAAAACGGTTTCGCTGCGAGTCAATGCCCGCCGTCAGATAAACCACCCGGGCTGGCACCGCCGCCGTGTAATGAACAACCTTATCCATCAGCACCTGGTGATCGAGTTTTTCGCCCACGGCCTCTTCCCAGGTCTCGCCCAGCGTGGTGTTCACAAAAGTTTTCAGGCCGTTGGGATCTTTCAGTGCATCCAGCCAGTCATAGACAATCTGTACCCAGGTGGTGAACGGACTGTACGCCGTCCAGATATGGAAAGTGATGGAGCGCGGCGGCGGAATTTCATCACCCCGGGCGCTGAAAAACATCAGGCCGTCACGGGTCCACATGCCCGTGTTTTCACAGATCCACCGCCCGTTACTCTGGTCAAGCTCAGACTGATGGATCACACAGCCATGATGCTCACAAAGGTAGAAAACACTTTCTGGCTTATTCTTCTCCCACTTAAGACCGAAAGGCGAGGCATCATCGCCAAATTTCAGATACTGCTCCTCCCCACAGTGCGGACAGGGCACATAAAAACGCATGAAATGTGCCGACTCGTTAGCGGCTTTTTCGATCTGGCAGGAACCTTTGATTTTAGGCGTCGAGCCGCGAATGGATTTTGGCCATACAGAGCCCTCAATACGTTTATCCCCCAGCAGGGTTGGCGAACCCTCTTTTTCAACATCCGGTTCGAACGAGGAAAGCTCGTCATAACAGACCACATCCACGGATTTTTCACGGTAGTTTTTTGCTGCCGCACCACCCAAACACCAGAACCCCACACCGGAGGAAAAACGCTTCAGGGTGAGCGTATTATCGCGGTGTTTTCTTCCGAACCATGGAGCCAGCTCCAGCAATGCAGGAACATCCCTTATCGTTGGCTCAACATGAGATTTCATAAAATCTTCAGCAGCTGAGTCCGTGGGCTGAAAAAGAAGGCTGTTGCGTGCTTTATGCTCAATAAAATAAGCCTCCACTCCCAGCAACATCTTTGTATAACCAACACGGGCAGATTTAATCAGGTTAACCGTGCGAATCAAATCGTTGCCCATACAGTTCATGATGCCAACCTGAAACGGCAGTGTTTCCCACCGCCCCGGGGTATAAGACGACTCTTTAGGAAGGTAATAATGTTTATTGGCCCACTGAACTGTCGTCAGTGGAACAGGAATAATGAGAGATAAAAGCCCTGTAGCTATCGCACCGGCTGCATTAGCTGCCTTCTGTGCGTCTGAAATCATCGATCCACCCGTCCACGTTTTCACCTGCTTTAGCTGCAACATTGGAGGCTTTCGCGATTTCAGTTTTCACCACATCAAGGTGTGATGGTGAAATGTCCGGATATTTACGCTGTAATGTCAACGGCACACGCACAAGTATCCCCGAAATCTCCTGTGCCACACGTTGCAGAATGAAGGTAAACAGTTCAGTTTCCAGCACCACTCCGTCTTCACGGGCATTTTTCAGTTCCTGCGCATCTGCCTGCGCTTTTGTGAGCCGGTAGCGTTCATAGTCAATGGTGCCGGGTTGTAAATCTGACTCCGCAGCCGCACGCAAATCGGCCAGTTCTTTGCGGAGCTTTTCGTATTCGATATCAGTTTCCCTCTGCGCATACCACTGAATTGCCATGGCAGTATCAAATACAGATTCAATGCCCTTACTGCCTTTGGAGACACAAGGGAGCCCCTGAGACTGCCAGCGTTCAATCGTCCGCGGGTCCACGTTGAAAATTTCGGCAAGCCTCTTTTTATTAACCTTCATAAAACAACCCATTATCAAATACAAGGCCCGACATAAAAACGCCAGTAAAAGGCATTTTCGGACACTTTCATGTCGAATATTTATGAATGCAATATTAAAAAAAACAAAGAGTTATATTCGATAAATACCGACACGATTTTCCCTGAAAAATTTTCATAAATAGTGAAAAACCGCGAGGTCGCCGCCCCGTAACCTGTCGGATCGCCGGAAAGGACCCGCAAAATGATAATAATTATCATCTACATGTCACAACGTGCATCTACGCCATCAAACCACGTCAAATAATCAATTATGACGCAGGTATCGTATTAATTGATCTGCATCCACTTAACGTAAAAACAACTTCAGACAATACAAATCAGCGACACTGAATACGGGGCAACCTCATGTCAACGAAGAACAGAACCCGCAGAACAACAACCCGCAACATCCGCTTTCCTAACCAAATGATTGAACAAATTAACATCGCTCTTGAGCAAAAAGGGTCCGGGAATTTCTCAGCCTGGGTCATTGAAGCCTGCCGTCGGAGACTAACGTCAGAAAAGAGAGCATATACATCAATCAAAAGTGATGATGGATGAACATCCCGGTTTCTTCCACCATCGCACCGGAAAAGCGACTATGAGGGTAACCCTGCGTCTGTCAGCACAGTAAAACCCGGTGTGCATCGTTTTTGATTATTCCCGCAAACTCACGCAGAAGGGGTTCCCCGTCAAGTTACGGTCATAGTTAATGCAGGAGACAGCGACGATATAGCGCACAGAAATAAATCAAGCATCCATTGAATGCATTGCATCGACAGGAGTAATGGCGTAGGCTGAACCCTTGGCTCTCTTTCGCCGCCGGCAAATCTTCAGCGGATTATCCTTGGCCGGTTTTTATCTGAGGCATTGCTCACGAATGTATAGCTGTGCCCCTTCCAGTTGCTTCTGCATCGTCATCAATCGGTCTCTGAGGGTGAAATAATCCCGTTCAGCGGTGTCTGCCAGTCGGGGGATGGTTGCATTATCCACGCTGGTGGGGCCGGTGGCTTCACGCACGGCTGCGGAGCAACTGGCATTGACCCGCAGGCGCTTACGACCAGCGGCAACATCAGCGCGCAGAGTTTCATTTTCAGCTTTCGCATTGGCTAATTCTCTCGAGTACTTTGCATCGAGCGCAGCAACATCACGCTGACGCTGCTGCATGTCAGCGATGGTGGCGATCGCCTGCTTCAGCTCACTGACTTTTTTATCACGTTGTTCTTTGTAGGCGATGGCGTTATCACGGTAATGATTGACCGCCCACGACAGGCAGACGATAGTGCAGATAACCAGAGCATAAATAATCGCGGCGACTCTGCTCACTGATCTATTCCCCAACAGGCTAATGCGCTTTCCTGGTCACGACGAATAACCTGACCGTAACAGTTATTTGAACGAATGCGGCAATCACGGCCACCGTCCTTAATCCACCAGCGAATCGCCTCGCATGCACCTTTACGATCACCAGCATTCAGCCGCTTATAAAACGTCGACGGGAAACACTTACCGGGGCCAATGTTATAGGGACAAAATGACGCTATACCCGCTTTCTGTGGTTCGGTCAGTGGCACTTTAATATTGCGCTCCACCCATACCAGCGCCTTATCCCGTTCAATGGCGTTAACCTGGTCGCATTTTTCCTTCGACAGTTTCATACCGGGAAAAACGGGTTTTCCATCCACCACCGTGGCACCCCGACAGATGGTCCAGATGCCGGAACCATCGCGGTATGCCGTTGTGTGGTTACCTTCTTTTTCATCCAGAAACTGGTCGAGAATATCAGGCGCAGGCGCACCGACGGCAATCAGTGCCAGAACGGCAGCCGACAGGCCGTATCTGATTTTTGCGTTCATGGATATTTATCAGGATTTATCGGTTTCTGAACCCTGGATATGTTTATCTGTCCCGGCCTGTTGAATCAGGCGGGGAAAAGGTAAAGACAATCAAGAGGATTATTTATGGACAATAACACCATTTCTCTACAGGAGTTGCTCGACTGCATTTCCAAGCTTCGGGATGATGTAAATGCCCTCACTGTTGCATTTTCATATCTGGCCTTATCAATTCCCAGAGAACAAATGCAACCAACACTTGCATCGCTCTTGCTTGAATCACGCAACTCCAAATGGTCCCAGGAACAACAAAATTCTTTCAAGTGGCTGGCGGCATTACTGGAAGAAAAATATGCTGGTAAAATTACCATTTCGGTGGAGTCTTCAGAGAATTAGTAATTCTTCCTGGTAGCTTTCCTTTGTAGGTTATCCACACATTCTGCGCATCTAAAATTACGGGGCGCTTTTCCGGCGACTGCCCATCCCCTTCACATAACCCGGCAGCAACATCCAGGAAGACCTGTCTGATGCTCCTTCTGGCTGCTGCCTCATAAAACTCCAGCGCGGCACCTTCAACACGGTCCAGCGAGATGTCCAGGTCAAAAATTTCACCGTCAAAGCGTTTTTTGTCCCGTAACGCTAAAGTTACCGTAACTTTATTCTCAAAATTGCGGATCCCTTTCATAATCACTTCATAGTTTTGAGTCATTGAATTACTCTCCCCGTGCAGCCTTGCGCTTATCTTCTTTAATCTTGAAATAAAGGTTTGTCAGGTACGTCAGCAGGCCAAATACCAGACTACCCAGCACACCGATTGCAGCCCACTGTGACGGAGTTACTCTATCGAGCAACTGTAAAAACCAGTAGCCAGCACTGCCTGCGGAGGTGCCATAGGCGACACCCGTTGTTAACTTATCCATGGATTTCATAACTCCCACCTCGCAGATGCGGGCGCTGTGTAACGGAAACAAAAAATGGCCACCAGCGGCCCGTAAAAACACCCCGTCAAAAGCACCGGCATCCGCAGATGCCCTTTGCGTGGCGTTATTTGATGCGCGCCAGATGTGGCGCAAAGAAATGAAATAAGACTTATCGAAAATTAAGGTTAATTTGATGATTTAAACCACTTCTGAAGCTTAGTAGTATGGACATGTCCCCAGAAGGGGGCCAATACTTATTATTCTTCATGGACTTTGTCCCGCGGTCTTAATCCGACGACCGCGCTACTTTTCACCCTCTCGCAAATTGCTATCTAAAGGACGTTGTCCCACGAGGATTCCTGGATGCTCGTGTCTTTTTTTGTCTGATGCAGGTATAAAAAAAACCGCCAGATATGGCGGTTGGTCAATGTATAAGATAAATCATTTTAATTGTAATAAAAATCGAGGTGTCGGGTGCCTCCCGAAATATCTGTCCCTACAACAAATATTGTGATTCCCCGCTAAACCACTATATAAACCACCCTCGCACTGAGGAACACCTCTGTGGTGCTTTTACAACACCAGAATGATGCATCACCGACCCTGCCAGGAAATACAAAATCTCCACCGATAATGCACCATTCTGCTGTCGTAAAAAAATCAGCACTGAGGCTACACCTGGCCTCAAATTATAGCCAGAGAACAGAATGCTTTTCCAAAACAACCTGCTCCCACGTAATAAAAAATACGCCAGTGCCGCAATACAATAAGGCTTGTTTCAAATGCTGGAGCGGGTAGCGGGAATCGAACCCGCATCATCAGCTTGGAAGGCTGAGGTAATAGCCATTATACGATACCCGCATATGGTGCCGACTACCGAAATCAAACTGGTACCTACTGATTACAAGTCAGTTGCTCTACCTGCTGAGCTAAGTCGGCATTGGTTCTTCAGGGGAGCGATATCACCGATCAAAGAAGAGTTCCCCCTCAGAACCGTTTTCGATAATACGATTTAATATTCCAATCGCAACAACACTTTGCGTCAAGTTATGTAAATTTATTTATGTATTTTTATTTTATGTGAACATTTCACCTTCATTTAAAATATACGCGACAATATATAAACAAATTTATTTTGAAGGCAATTATTAAATGTCGTTTCTTATATCACACCACAAAAACAACAAAACCCGCTCGATGCGGGTTCTATTAAAGTTTAATTGCGCCTGATTCGCCACGCGATACAGCTTTGCGAAGCGTAGCAAAATTGAAGCAGTTTATGCGTAAAAAATCAAGCCGTTTTTTGAGCGAATAATTCTCGCATGGGAATGTATAGCGCATACTCAGCAACGGCCAACCAATTAGCAATTCGCTTTTCGCATGTGCTAAAACACCACTCTGGGTGTGCATCATTTAGCAATTCAGCCATTTTGCGTTTGGTCATCCCCCGCCCCTCATACCGTTGCCGAAGGACGCTAATCAATCCTGGATGCTCTGCCAGCACCTCACTTATGACTCGATCAATACATAACGCCTCTGCATCAGTACAATGCGCCAGCCAGCTCTTTTGCTTGCCGTTGATCATCTCTCTCAAAAACGCTTCCAGCTCAGCTTTCTCTATTCCCGCTTTTTTCATTCTGCGCAGGGCTTCATTGATGGCTGTTTTCGTCAATTTTTTGGATGCCAACAACTGATTGAACATATTTCCTGACCTGCCACCGCCAATATACGACCAGCGCCCCCACATACGCAGTTTGCCCTGAATCCAGACACTTTCCAGCGTGGCGAGACGAAGGTGTTCTCCGCTTTTTCCTGTATTCGTTGGGTAAATCACAAATATCCCTCCTTTCTCCAGATTTCTTGTGTGCGAAAAACACCTTCTGCATGCATCAGGCGTAATTCTTCTTTGGTGTAATCGCTGGTTTTTACCCGCCCGTCGATTAGATCGTGGCATGAGCTACAGGCAATCGCCGCCTGCATATCGTGTGGTTTTGTCGCTGTTCCGCACGTTCCCGCCAGTCGGTAATGCGCCAGCACAGACGTTTCCGGATCGTGATTGCAGTAGCCAGGAATTCTGACGGTGCACATCTGCCCCCGCGCCGCTTTACGTAAATCCACCATTACGCAAACTCCAGCAGCTGCGCGGCCACATTTTCGACTTGTTCCAGAGAGGAAAATTTACGGAACAGAATCCAGTTCCACAGCACATTCAGAACAGATTTATAAACCTGCTGAAACTCGGTTTCGTCCATATTCGCAAAAGCTATGGATTTCGCCCGACGCCCATGGCTACCGTCCGGATAAAAATGTTCGGTGTAAAATCCAGCCTGAATGGTTACCCACTCGCGAAAAGCCTCAAACGACTTTAGCAATGCCGTATCCCGGGTTCTGCGTGTCGCAACTGTATTCAGGTATTGCTCTGCGGCATCACTCAGGGCTGGCGTGTGTTCCCGACCAACTGATTCGCACAGGTAATCAACGAAACCAGACAGCAGTTCTCGTTCGCGAGGCGTGATCGCCCCACCGACCGGAGTCCAGTAATCGAATCCCAGTTGCAGGAGTTTGAAAAAACGCTTGTGGAATGCGTAGTTACGCACACGCTTAAAATCAGCGTGTATCCACTCGCCTATTTTAATTTGATGCAGAAAATCACAACTCTCCGGCGTCGCCGGGAGAAGTAAACCAGAAGAAGTTTGTTTGACCAGTTGTATATGCGCCATTTCTCAATCTCTCTATGGCGCAGTGCAGCAGATGCCAGTTGTTCAGGCTGACGAATAAAGTATAAATAAACTGGCTATGGTGTAAAGCCCCACATAGCATGAACAAACACTACATATCAAATAGCTGGTACAAGGATAGAAATACGACACTTATTATTAAAAACGATTAGCTAAATTACATTTTAATGTTATGAAAAAGTTCTTTTTTATCATAACATTTCAATAAAAGCATTACAGATGCAATCATCCCGTCATCATCAATTATTTAAGGTGGTTAAACATGGAAAATAACAAGTTTGCACATCTCGCTCCTTTTTTATCCGTAATCCTTTTCGCTTGTTGTTTTATATGGGCATTATTTTTATAAAGTAGCCACATGATAAGTTGCTGGAATCATGTTTCCCACTCAAGTCATTAACATTTGATAAGACATATCTAAAAGGATGCCTTTACATTATTTGATGCATATATGATTTATTTATATGCACAGTAAAGGTACCCTGGGAATAATCAAGATTAATGATATATTACTTATCTTATTCCCAACTGTCTTTTACCTGGAAAAATATTTATCGTTAAAAAATATATCATAAATAATTAAGCTGAAATTTCAGAACACAACTAATGCACACAATAAGGTTCAGTAACAGTAATCTATGTGGAATACATCGAGATTTCTTGATTAAGCTTTAATAACTTATTCCTAACACACAGAATGCATAAACCAAAAGCAAAACAAGTAGTTATACGAAAAACAACCATATTTATTCTATCTTCTCCTCTAATCAACATATCAATTATGTGTTTCATAAGAGCTTGACATAACTCCTCAAAAGGTGCATTTATAATACATGTTTTATAGGAGGTGGTTATGACACACAAGAGAATTCCTAAAGATTGGGTAATCAAACGCTCAACTCCGTTCTTCACAAAAGAGAACGTACCTTCAGCGTTATTAACACATCATAATACAGCAGCAGGTGTTTTTGGGCAGTTGTGCGTAATGGAAGGCACTGTAACATATTATGGTTTTGCTGATGAGAATACTACTGAACCAGAGATAAAAGTAGTTATTAATGCTGGCTCTTTTGCAACAAGCCCACCACAATACTGGCACCGTGTTGAACTAAGCGATGATGCTCAGTTTAATATTAACTTTTGGGTCGCTCCAGACTTCTCAGGCGAAAAAGTCTATAGCACCAAAAAATAGATGATCATATTAAAAATACTTTAACAATCAGACCCGGCAGAGCTATCCTCGACGGGTCTCGTTTTTGTAAATATTTTGGTTCTACATTGCCAGGAGACTTCGACCATAAGAAGTAATCTGAATACTTAAGAAATAAATTTACTTCAGATTAATGAGCGCACCTTGCCGGACAAAGATAAGCCAGGCAAACGCTTTTTTTTAGCCAGTATGTAATCAATCAGAAAGTCGCTCCATAAGAACAACAACAAGGCAATAAATTGCCACCACAGCCACTATTGCTAACGCACACTTCAGAACCAGCACAACAATCTCCTGTTTTTGACGTATACATACACTGATAAATATGTGGCTTTGTACTCACTACTTCAATACACAAGTGTCAGTGGTGCGTAATCAAATAATACAGTCTGTTTTCAGCCAGGAACAGACATCAGGTAAAAGAATGAAAAACTATTTTGAGCTACATCATAGCTACAAGATTTCTGCTAATTTCAAGATGAGCAGGTCATTGCTGGCATAGGTGACCTGCCTATTAGTCATGATGATTCGAAAATTACGGTCGGCATACCATATATAGAAACGTTGTGACACTCTGTTGACGTAATGTAAAAATCATTCCTGCCCTTCTTCTTTACCGTAGTGGAGTTGACCAATTTTGATAAGAGGGCGTCCCTGGGATTTGCGGTGTAAATTGGTATCGCGAAGTGAATACACGCAACCACAATATTCCTGCTGATAGAATTGTTCGCGTTTGCTGATTTCAATCATGCGGGACGAGCCTCCCTGCTTGCGCCAGTTATAATCCCAGTACACCATGCCCGGATAATGTGCGACAGCTCGCCGTCCGCTGTCGTTAACCTGCTGCATATTTTTCCAGCGTGAAATGCCCAGTGAACTGCTGATCACACTGAAACCATTTTCAGCGGCGTACAGCGCCGTCCGTTCAAAACGCATGTCAAAACACATAGTACAACGCCTCCCACGTTCGGGCTCCCATTCCATTCCTTTGGCTCGCTCAAACCAGTTGTCAGTGTCGTAATCAGCATCGATAAACGGTACACCATGTTGTTCAGCAAATCGAATATTCTCATTCTTACGAATCATATACTCTTTCTGAGGATGAATGTTCGGATTATAGAAGAAGATGGTGTAGTCGATTCCTGAGGTCTGAAGAGCCTCCATCACTTCACCGGAACATGGTGCACAACAAGAGTGTAATAGTAGTTTGTTTGCCCCGTTTGGGAGCTCCAACTTAGGACGTTTGAAATCAGCAACTGTCATAAATGTTTACGTCGGGGTAATGAAACTTGCAAGTTGTGTAGCATCAGAGTGTACTGCCCCAAAAAGTTGGCAGTTAAACGAGAGGCTACACATTTTGAGCAAGATTTCAAGATCAACTAATCCCCCTTTTTTGAACAGCGTCCTGATGATACCAATCAGATCGCATTACAATGCCACCTTAGCTGATAAGTCAGTTGATTGTTTCGTCAAAATGCTTCTTAATACTGTAAACTTATTACTCCAGCACAGATAACATATAATGAAATAGCCATGAAAATAGACATTAAAAATAAAAATGGGAATACACAACACCTGGACGTGTCATCGTTGATTATTACGCTTAATAATGGGGAAACGATTGAAATCACAGATGAAAACAAAAGTCGCCCAATCGATATACCTGAGGGAGTTACAGTGTGGGGAGGCCGGGCTCCCGATAAAGAAGCAAGCATAGATCAACTAAAAAAGACAACTCGTAGCATAGGAATATATCCACTAGCCTCCAATATGGTGCACATATTCCCTTATTCTTTAAAAAAGTAAAATTTTATGTAGCGTTTTAGCAGATACGAAATAAAGAGTGGAACTAAATTTGATTTTAGCGCAGTGCCAGATGAGGCGATGGCTCTGCGCCGTAGATACACCAACTTAAACTTGAGCGATTACATTTTGATTTTGCTTACCGAATAAATTCCTGGATACTTCCTCGATAAAACATCAGTACACGCTTCATAACTTCGCTCTTACGGCACTCGCTACAGATTATATTCAGACGCCCGTCATATCGGCGTATTTCTCCGTCTGGTAATGACCAGATAAGGTCAGGATCAACCACAACCGTTTTTTTCACCTTTGCCCTGGATAGTTTTTTGCGGGCGTTATTCCAGTCCTTACGAGCCTGTTCAGAGGTAAATAACCCATAGCCAGAGTTGTATACATCGCCACTGGCAACCAACTCTCTGGCAAGAATGCTCATCAGATATCTTGTCGCCCCTGTCTTGGCCTCCAGTTGCCTTAACGTCTCGCGCCCACTCTGGCGTACCAGCTCAACAACCTGCTCCTTAATTTTTTCACGCTCTTCCTGTGTAAAAACTTTTGCCATAAGCGCCTCCGGCAATCACTTTTCCGACACAATACGACTGGAGGAATCGACAATCTGTCGAACAATATCCCGGTGCTTGTTCAGCTCCCGCAGCGCGGCGCAGACACGCTCCCACTTCTGGACATGATTTTTCGCCCGACGCAGTTCGCGGTTTGCTATATGCAGCGATGGTAAAACCAAGTCATCCGCTTGCGTTTCAGTAAACGATGGCAGCGACTGCACAATGTCCGCCACAGTTTCTGTTTTAATATCTTCCTGTGTTGCCGCTTCCTGTACTGGTAACGCAGCACCGGCTGGCTGAGGAAAGGCTTTACCATCATTTTTCGTTACCAATGCAGCTTTCGGTTCTGCTGGTAAATTATCGCCCGGCATGCAGTAACGAAATTTACCGTTCTGATTTACGCGAATCAGACGCCCCTTGCTGATTGCCATTGCCAGCGTTGAAGCCACTTTGCGTGATGTGGTACCGAACAACGTAGCCAGTTCATCCGCAGTTAGTGGACCACGTTGTTCAATCGTCGCGGTTAAATCGCACTCCGATATTTTCGTCACTGTTGCTGTGGCGATTTCTTCCGGCTGTTCTTCCGGCACTGGATGTTCCTGCTGAACGTTGTTATCGGCCACACGCCAGGTGTATACGCTTTTATCAACGAATCCAGCCTTTTTCAGTTCCCACAGCTCGTTCAGCACTTCTTCACGACTGATATCAAGTCGCGCAGCCAGTTCTACCGACGTGGCTTTTCCCATTGCTTTCAGTGCATCAAAAACGGTTTCCATTAAAATTTCCTCCCGGTAAAAATCACTTCGCAATTCCTAGCTGGACGACATTCGGACGCCAGCTCTCCCAGTTAAAATTCACCCATCGCCCGCCGTTCATGGTCATGCGATCCATAATCCTCTCGCCGAGCAATGTTTTCATGGCCTCATAGTTCAGGTTTGTCAGCATCCCCACGCTGCGCATCGACGCTGTCCGGCGATCAACAATCTGGTGCAGCACCACCTGCTCGTTTTTTGTCTCGCGCTGAATGCCAATTTCATCAAGAACCAGCAGATCCACTTGGCACAGTTCCCGCAAAAATTTTTCGCCTGATTGCCCGTCGTCATAGCTAGCGTGTAGAGCACTCATGACATCAGCCACGGTAACCACAATCACTGTCTGGCCATCTTTCAGCAGGCGATTCCCGATAGCCGCCGCCAGATGGTTTTTTCCGGTACCAGGTTTTCCGCTGAACGCAAAATTTGTACACCCGGTCATCAGTTCATCAGCGATAGATTTCGCCTGGTTCAACGCATATCGCTGACCGTCGTTCTGCACCTGGTAATTCGCAAACGAGCATTTGCGGTGCAATGGCTGGATGCCAGAGCGATTCAGAATTTTTTCCACCCGCAACTGACGATTCTGACGGTTGATCTCCTCACAACGTTTCTGGCCTTCGGAAAGTTGCCACTCACGCCACTCCGCTACCGTCTTGAATGGCGCGGTTACATGTGACGGGGCCAGTCTGCGGATACGTTCAAGAACGCCGCCTGTCGCAATATTTTTCATGGTCAGTTACCCCCTGAAGCCTGGCGGGATCGCACTGTCCGGTAACGAAACGGTGTTAACCCGTCGGAGTAACGTCTCAGGTCGAACACCTTTCGGCGCGAACAAGCCCTGGTATTCGTTGGCGATGCTGTGTCGAATCACCTGCTCAGGTGAAAAACCCTGCTGGCGGAATTTTTCCAGCTCCCGTATCGCCCCGTTAGCGCCCTGCTCCGTTCGAATCGGTTTACGCAATGCCTGGCGAAATTCAACCCACTCACGCCAAAGCGAGACAGAAATCCAGTTCGGCAAAGCAATATCCAGAGGGTCAAACTTTTTGACACCTCGATTCCCCCGGGGGGGATTTAGGGGGGGAGCTGTTTTTAGATCTTTATCTGTATCTTTATTAGTTGCCTTTGTGTTGACATCATGTTCAAACACCACTTCAACATCTGTTTGAACACCTGTTAAATTTCTCTCTTGTTTTGTTTGAACATCTGCTTCCTTTCTGCTTCTTCTGGCCTGAACAGATGCTTTTCCTGCGGCTGATTTTTTGGTTAATTTTTCCCTGACTGATGCCAGATCTTCCTCAATCCGAAGATGTACCCATTCCTCGCCGTTATCGCAAAAAAACTCCCGCAAGGATGGTTCAACATCAGCCCATCGCTCGTTAGTCAGACGGGCAATTTTTGCCAGCCTGTTTTTGGGTATTGGCTTTCCTGTTTGCCAGTAATTGAACATCAGCAACAAATACGCGCCATGCTCCTCTGCTGACAAATGCATGGTGTCAGCCAGGTAATCAGCTATGTACAGTTGCATGTATGGTAATGCGGCCATAATTGCCCCGTATGATGCTGCCCGGTGGCTTAGAATAAGCACAAACAGCATGGAAACTTTTGCTTAATGAACAATGACAGAATCGTCGGAAGACCCGCCGCCGCTGAAATGCGCTTTCCGGTAAACGGCCTGGACTGCATCATCATGCGCATCAATTGCCGTACTTAACGCTTCCTGCGCCGCCAGTAATGCACGGCGTTCCAGGGTATCGAAGATGCAGAGTCGGTGACGCAGCTCGCGCGGAAGGATTGCCAGAATTGCAGGGATCAGTTTCTGAATTTTTTCCCTTTGCGCTTCCGTTTCACCTTTTAACCAACGGTGATAGATGTTCTGCTGATTATTCCAGTCCTTGCCTGGTACCAGGGGCAATTCGCCGCCCCCCTGGCGCAGATATTCTTCAGTAATGGCATTGGCTACCCATGCCTGCCCTTTTTCGGCTGCCAGGGCTAACAACACTGACTCGATGTGCTCATGCTTGATTTTCATGAATCAACTCCCATCAGCTTTTTCGTAGTAGTTTTATTTCTGCCAATAGTTAAAATCACATCGGCAGAAAATAATCCGTTTGATGCATGAGCGATTTTTTCAGCGTAATTTGTTTCGCCGGTATATTCTGTGCGAGGCAATTTTCCGTTATCCATCCATTTGTAGATTGCTCTTTGGCTGACACCACAAACGTCGGCCACAACAGAAACGCGAACAGTTTTGATTACATCTTCAAGTGTTTTCTGGTTCATATCACCCTCACAATGTGAACTTTGAGTACATGCTATAACAGAACTGACAGTACATTCAAGAGCGAATATCATTGAACTTATGGTTCATGAAGATAAAGCGCGTAAAGAGTTCGCCAGTAGGCTTGCGCTAGCCTGTGAAAACGCTGGTTATGAACAACATGGAAGGCAGGCAGAAATTGCCCGTCGAATGAAATTAACACCAAAAGCGGTTAGCAAATGGTTTAATGGCGAAACAATTCCTCGCCGAGAGAAATTAAGGGAATTAGCAACACTCATTGGAACAACACCAACCTATCTTTTGGGAGAGGATACAGAAGAAAGTGGACAGGTACGTTTCTATCAGGAGTTAAATCCAAGACAAAAAATCATCATTGACCTTCTGGACGAGCTCCCTGACAGTGAGACAGATGAACTTTTAAAAACTCTTGAGGAGAAAAAACAGAAGTACAATGCAATTTACGAAGAATTAGCACGAAAGAAAAAACAAAAAGCCTCTTAAACCAGCATAAATCCGGTAGCGTCCCCCTCCGGGTTTGTGCTTCACTTTATCCCATCTCATTTTTTTACACACAAGATGTACTTAAAGTACTTTACATCAATGAACACAAAGTACATTATATACCTACCAACCCACCCCGCCCCACAGAACGCAGGGCAATACTTCGAGTTACCAGGCAGTGGTCAGGGGTTAAGTAGCCAGCCCGAGGCGTATGAACATGACGGCAGGGTTCAGATTTTGCAGTGCAGCAGGTTTCAGTTCCGCCACCCGGCGTTAAGGGGAGAGATAAGATGGTGCATTACGAAGTAGTTCAGTATTTGATGGATTGTTGCGGTATCACTTACAACCAGGCTGTGCAGGCTTTACGCAGCAACGACTGGGATTTCTGGCAGGCAGAAGTCGCTATACGCAGCAACAAGATGTGAGATTCGCAAAATGCAAAAAATCGACCTCGGCAACAACGAATCCCTGGTGTGCGGCGTGTTCCCCAACCAGGATGGAACGTTCACTGCCATGACTTATACCAAAAGCAAGACATTCAAAACTGAAACGGGCGCACGTCGCTGGCTTGCCAGAAATACTTGCTAATCCATTATTTGGATTAATTCAATATTCTCGCTGTAGGGGTATAGCAGAAACCACCGAAGCCCGGAGGTGGTGAAATAAAACTGGGCGCAACACGAAGGCGCATTTCCGATATCCATAAAGAGTCGGTCTTGTCTGTTAAATTTAAATGGTGGGAGTGCGCCTCCGGTTGTAAATAACGACATTGCTGTGTGTAGTCTTGGCGGCATCAGTTTTTTCTTGAAGTTCGGCTGATGTCCGCCCTTTTTAAAGTGAATTTTGTGATGCGGTGAATGCGGCTAAGCGCACGCGGAACAGTTAAAAGCATCAGTGTTATGGGTGGATTATCCGGCGTTAATTGTTAACTGGTTAACGTCACCTGGAGGCACCAGGCACCGCATCAACAAAGTTCATTTGTGAAAATGGAGATAATTATGATTGCTCATCACTTCGGAACTGATGAAATACCTCGTCAGTGTGTGACTCCTGGTGATTATATTCTTCATAACGGCCGGACATATATTGCCTCGGCAAACAATATTAAAAAGCGAAAACTTTATATTCGTAACCTGACCACAAAAACATGCATTACTGACTGCATGATTAAAGTCTTCCTCGGTCGTGATGGTTTACCTGTAAAGGCGGAGTCATGGTGATGGCTAAGAAAATAAAATGTGCTTACCATCTTTGCGATAAAGAAGTTAAAGAAAGCAAAAGCATTAAAAGACCACTTCATTTCATGCGTGGAGTTATCCCAACGACGGAAATGAAAAAATATTGTAGTGAAATATGTGCCGAAAAAGACCAGATGGCACACGAACTTTAATTAACTGACTATGCGAAACTGAATTTATGCCAGCAATGGCAGGGATTCGCTCAACCTTAATTAAGGAGAAAAACATGATTACCAGTTATGAAGCCACTGTTGTAACTACTGATGACATTGTTCACGAAGTTAATCTGGAAGGAAAGCGTATTGGCTACGTGATTAAAACAGAAAATAAAGAAACCCCATTCACTGTGGTTGATATCGACGGTCCATCAGGCAACGTTAAAACACTTCACGAAGGTGTCAAAAAAATGTGCCTGGTGCATACCGGAAAGAATCTGCCCGCAGAAAAAAAAGCCGAATTTCTGGCAACTCTAATTGCAATGAAATTAAAAGGTGAAATCTGAAAGAAATAGCCTGCGTATGGCGCAGGCTATGAACAGTGTGTATCCGGCAAGATCATTCACTGAACAAAACGAATTTTAATCTGAGTTGAGGTTAAAAAACAATGAGCACAAAACCACTCTTCCTGTTACGGAAAGCGAAAAAATCATCCGGTGAACCTGACGTCGTCCTGTGGGCAAGCGACGATTTTGAATCGACCTGTGCCACTCTGGACTACCTGATCGTTAAGTCAGGTAAAAAACTGAGCAGCTATTTTAAAGCTGTTGCCACGAATTTTCCTGTCGTTAATGACCTGCCCGCTGAAGGTGAGATCGATTTTACCTGGAGTGAACGCTATCAACTCAGCAAAGACTCCATGACATGGGAACTAAAACCGGGAGCAGCACCAGACAACGCTCACTATCAAGGCAATACCAACGTCAACGGCGAAGACATGACTGAGATTGAGGAGAATATGCTACTCCCAATTTCTGGCCAGGAACTGCCCATTCGTTGGCTTGCTCAACACGGCAGCGAAAAACCGGTAACGCACGTTTCACGCGACGGACTCCAGGCATTACACATTGCTCGGGCTGAAGAACTACCGGCTGTTACTGCCCTGGCTGTTTCCCACAAAACCAGCCTGCTCGACCCGCTGGAAATTCGCGATCTCCACAAACTGGTTCGTGACACTGACAAAGTTTTCCCTAATCCTGGTAATTCAAACCTGGGACTGATAACTGCTTTTTTCGAAGCATACCTGAACGCTGACTACACCGATCGAGGACTGCTGACAAAAGAGTGGATGAAGGGTAATCGTGTTTCACACATCACTCGCACGGCTTCCGGTGCTAATGCTGGCGGCGGAAACCTCACCGATCGCGGCAAAGGTTTCGTACACGATCTGACGTCACTGGCGCGCGACGTAGCCACTGGCGTACTGGCCCGTTCAATGGATCTGGACATCTATAACATTCATCCGGCACACGCTAAACGCATTGAGGAAATTATCGCTGAAAATAAACCGCCCTTTTCTGTTTTCCGCGACAAATTCATCACCATGCCTGGCGGGCTGGATTATTCCCGCGCCATCGTGGTTGCGTCCGTAAAAGAAGCACCAATTGGGATCGAGATCATCCCCGCGCACGTCACTGAATATCTGAACAAAGTACTGACTGAAACCGATCATGCCAACCCTGATCCGGAAATCGTGGATATTGCCTGCGGTCGCTCCTCTGCCCCGATGCCGCAGCGAGTAACAGAAGAAGGAAAACAGGATGATGAAGAAAAACCGCAACCATCTGGAACAACGGCAGTTGAACAGGGAGAGACTGAAACAATGGAACCGGACGCAACTGAACATCATCAGGACACGCAGCCGCTGGATGCTCAGTCACAGGTAAATTCTGTTGATGCGAAATATCAGGAACTGCGGGCAGAACTCCATGAAGCCCGGAAAAACATTCCATCAAAAAATCCTGTCGATGCCAATAAATTGCTTGCTGCATCACGTGGTGAATTTGTTGACGGAATTAGCGACCCGAACGATCCGAAATGGGTAAAGGGGATCCAGACTCGCGATTCTGTGTACCAGAACCAGCCAGAAACGGAAAAAACCAGCCCGGATATGAATCAACCTGAGCCAGTAGTGCAACAGGAACCGGAAATAGCCTGCAATGCCTGCGGCCAGACTGGCGGGGATAACTGCCCTGACTGTGGTGCGGTGATGGGCGACGCAACATACCAGGAAACATTCGATGAAGAGAGTCAGGTTGAAGCTAAGGAAAATGATCCGGAGGAAATGGAAGGCGCTGAACATCCGCACAATGAGAATGCTGGCAGCGATCCGCATCGCGATTGCAGTGATGAAACTGGCAAAGTCGCAGATCCCGTAATCGTAGAAGACATAGAGCCAGGTATTTATTACGGAATTTCGAATGAGAATTACCACGCGGGTCCCGGTGTCAGTAAGTCTCAGCTCGATGACATTGCTGATACTCCGGCATTGTATTTGTGGCGTAAAAATGCCCCCGTGGACACCACAAAGACAAAAACGCTCGATTTAGGAACCGCTTTCCACTGCCGGGTACTTGAACCGGAAGAATTCAGTAACCGCTTTATCGTAGCACCTGAATTTAACCGCCGTACAAACGCCGGAAAAGAAGAGGAGAAAGCGTTTCTGATGGAATGCGCAAGCACAGGAAAAACGGTTATCACTGCGGAAGAAGGCCGGAAAATTGAACTCATGTATCAAAGCGTTATGGCTTTGCCGCTGGGGCAATGGCTTGTTGAAAGCGCCGGACACGCTGAATCATCAATTTACTGGGAAGATCCTGAAACAGGAATTTTGTGTCGGTGCCGTCCGGACAAAATTATCCCTGAATTTCACTGGATCATGGACGTGAAAACTACGGCGGATATTCAACGATTCAAAACAGCTTATTACGACTACCGCTATCACGTTCAGGATGCATTCTACAGTGACGGTTATGAAGCACAGTTTGGAGTGCAGCCAACTTTCGTTTTTCTGGTTGCCAGCACAACTATTGAATGCGGACGTTATCCGGTTGAAATTTTCATGATGGGCGAAGAAGCAAAACTGGCAGGTCAGCTGGAATATCACCGCAATCTGCGAACCCTGGCTGACTGCCTCAATACCGATGAATGGCCAGCTATTAAGACGTTATCACTGCCCCGCTGGGCTAAGGAATATGCAAATGACTAAGCAACCACCAATCGCAAAAGCCGATCTGCAAAAAACTCAGGGAAACCGTGCACCAGCAGCAATTAAAAATAACGACGTGATTAGTTTTATTAACCAGCCATCAATGAAAGAGCAACTGGCAGCAGCTCTTCCACGCCATATGACGGCTGAACGTATGATCCGTATCGCCACCACAGAAATTCGTAAAGTTCCGGCGTTAGGAAACTGTGACACTATGAGTTTTGTCAGTGCAATCGTACAGTGTTCACAGCTCGGACTTGAGCCAGGTAGCGCCCTCGGTCATGCATATTTACTGCCTTTTGGTAATAAAAACGAAAAGAGCGGTAAAAAAAACGTTCAGCTAATCATTGGCTATCGCGGCATGATTGATCTGGCTCGCCGTTCAGGTCAAATCGCCAGCCTGTCAGCCCGTGTTGTCCGTGAAGGTGACGAATTTAATTTCGAATTTGGCCTTGATGAAAAGTTAATACACCGCCCAGGAGAAAACGAAGATGCCCCGGTTACCCACGTCTATGCTGTCGCAAGACTGAAAGACGGAGGTACTCAGTTTGAAGTTATGACGCGCAGACAGATTGAGCTGGTGCGCAGCCAGAGTAAAGCTGGTAATAACGGGCCGTGGGTAACTCACTGGGAAGAAATGGCAAAGAAAACAGCTATTCGTCGCCTGTTCAAATATCTGCCCGTATCAATTGAGATCCAGCGTGCAGTATCAATGGATGAAAAGGAACCACTGACAATCGATCCTGCAGATTCCTCTGTATTAACCGGGGAATACAGTGTAATCGATAATTCAGAGGAATAATTCAGTCTGGCGGTGTAATTCACCGCCAACTTGAAATATTTTTTATGAGAAAAATTATGAGATATGACAATGTTAAACCATGTCCATTTTGTGGTTGTCCATCAGTAACGGTGAAAGCCATTTCAGGATATTACCGAGCGAAGTGTAACGGATGCGAATCCCGAACCGGTTATGGTGGAAGTGAAAAAGAAGCACTCGAAAGATGGAATAAACGAACCACTGGAAATAATAATGGAGGTGTTCATGTATAAAATTACCGCCACTATTGAAAAGGAAGGTGGCACTCCTACTAACTGGACAAGATATTCAAAATCTAAACTAACGAAATCAGAATGCGAAAAAATGCTCTCAGGTAAAAAAGAAGCAGCCGTTTCCAGAGAGCAGAAAGTAAAACTGATAAATTTTAATTGCGAGAGACTTCAGTCCTCGTGAATTGCATTGTATTCAAATTAAAACTTCATAGCTGATTATTAATAATCAACATCGGGCGTCAATTTCAGTCTAACATTGGCGCCTGCCAGAGGTGATGCGATGGCACAAGTAATCTTTAATGAAGAGTGGATGGTTGAATACGGCCTGATGCTTCGCACTGGTCTGGGGGCCAGACAAATTGAAGCATACCGCCAGAACTGTTGGGTGGAAGGCTTCCACTTCAAACGAGTATCTCCTTTAGGGAAGCCAGACAGTAAGCGAGGGATTATCTGGTACAACTATCCAAAGATAAATCAGTTTATCAAAGACTCATGATATGTCTAAATTACCAACAGGTGTCGAGATTAGAGGTAGATACATTCGCATCTGGTTCATGTTTCGAGGAAAACGATGTCGGGAAACATTAAAAGGCTGGGAGATTACAAACAGTAATATTAAAAAGGCCGGAAATTTAAGATCGCTGATAGTTCATGAAATAAACTCCGGTGAATTTGAGTATTCAAGACGTTTTCCCCAGTCCAGTACTGGGGCAAAAATGGTGACAACGAGAGTCATAAAAACGTTCGGAGAACTTTGTGATATCTGGACAAAAATTAAAGAGACAGAGTTAACAACAAACACAATGAAGAAAACGAAATCACAATTAAAAACACTCAGAATAATAATTTGTGAAAGTACCCCGATATCACATATTCGTTATAGCGATATCTTAAACTACCGGAATGAACTGCTGCATGGAGAAACGCTTTACCTAGATAATCCAAGATCCAACAAAAAAGGAAGAACCGTGCGCACAGTTGATAACTATATCGCCCTGCTCTGTTCGCTGTTGCGTTTTGCGTATCAGTCGGGATTTATATCAACCAAACCATTTGAAGGAGTAAAAAAATTACAGCGAAACAGAATAAAGCCTGATCCGTTATCTAAAACAGAATTCAATGCATTAATGGAAAGTGAAAAAGGACAGAGCCAGAACTTGTGGAAATTTGCCGTTTACTCAGGACTTCGTCACGGGGAACTGGCAGCTCTGGCGTGGGAGGATGTGGATCTCGAAAAGGGAATAGTGAATGTCAGAAGAAACCTGACGATACTTGATATGTTCGGTCCCCCAAAAACAAATGCCGGGATCCGGACAGTAACACTACTGCAGCCTGCTCTTGAAGCACTGAAGGAGCAATACAAACTGACCGGGCATCATCGCAAAAGCGAAATCACTTTTTATCATCGGGAGTACGGCAGAACCGAAAAGCAAAAACTGCATTTTGTTTTCATGCCCAGAGTGTGTAACGGAAAACAGAAACCTTATTACTCGGTAAGCAGTTTGGGTGCGAGATGGAATGCAGCAGTAAAACGTGCTGGTATTCGCCGCCGTAATCCGTACCATACGCGGCATACTTTTGCCTGCTGGCTGTTGACGGCAGGAGCGAACCCGGCGTTTATAGCCAGCCAGATGGGGCATGAAACTGCGCAGATGGTGTATGAAATTTACGGTATGTGGATTGATGACATGAACGACGAACAGGTAGCCATGTTGAATGCGCGGTTATCGTAG